AGGTGCAGACCTCATTCTGGACTATAAAGAAGATCCACTAGGTCTGGATGGGTTTCTACCTATGCCCCGCCCTATGATAGCCAACTGCACAACCACGTTATTTACGCCTAGAGCTGACTTTATACTCGCTCAGGACTTATACAATGAAATTGATGAGCTACAAAGCCGTATAAGCACTATTACTCGCGCTATTAAGGTAGTGGGTGTATATGACAAGGCGGCAGGCGATTCGGTGGGACGTATGCTCAAAGAGGGTGTTGAAAATGATCTCATACCCGTTGATAACTGGGCGATGTTTGCTGAGAAGGGTGGGTTGCAAGGAAGTATCCAGTGGTTCCCCGTTGAGGTCATAGTGGGTGTATTGCAAACACTGCAACTTGTACAGCAGGCTAAGACTGAACAATTGTATGAAATAACAGGTATGAGTGACATTATGCGCGGAGGTGCTACCGATCAGTACACTTCTGGCGGCACTCAGGCTATTAAAGCCAAGATGGGGTCTATCGGCATTCAGGCGTTGCAAGAGGAGTTCGCTAGGTTTGCTAGTGATCTTGAGGCTCTAAAAGCTGAAGTTATATCAAAGCACTTCAGCAAAGAGACTATTGTTGAGCAATCTAACGCTGGATTTCTACCAGAAGCTGATAAAACGTATGTCTCCGATGCCATTGACCTAATGCAGTCAACGGATGTGAAGTGGCGTGTAAACATCAAGCCAGAGTCTATTGCGATGGTTGACTATGCCCAGATTAAGTCTGAGCGCAGTGAATTCCTGATGGCAATGTCTCAGTACATCCAATCTGCTTCAAGTGCTGCGGCTGCCCTCCCAGAATCCCTGCCTATACTGCTTGAAATGCTCAAATGGGCTATGGCTGGGTATAAAGGAGCGGAATATCTTGAAGGCACGTTTGATCTAGCGATTGAGGGGGCTAAGAAGATGCCACCGCCTGGACAAGATGATAATGGTGCCGCTCAGGATAATCAGGTTAAGCTCCAGATAGAGCAGATGAAGATTCAAGCGAGCCAGCAAAAACAAGCGGGTGAAGTTCAGAAGATTCAAATCAAAGCTCAGGCCGACATGCAAGTTCAGCAGGCTAAAATACAGTCTGAAATGGCCAAGATGGAAGCTGATAACCAGCGAGACATGACGATGGAGCAAATGCGCTCTCAGAGTCGCTTGCAGGAGATAGCCTCTGATCTTCAGGCGAGTATCCAAGAGATACAAGCCAATATGAAGGCTGACCTAATGATTGAGAAGGCGCAGGCTGTTTACGATATTGAATCTCAAGGAGTTAATCACGAATACTCAATGAGTGAGATAGAAGCCCAAGCAAGAGGCCGAAACCAATGAGATGGAAGCAATCCTTAAACGAAGAAACAGGGAAGTATGAATTTATCCCAATTGATGAATCTGCGCGGCAGGCTTCTCCCCGTTCGGCACAGATATGGAATGATGTGCAGAGCTTCGTATCCCCTGTAGATGGCTCAGTTATCTCTGACAGAAAACAACTCCGTGAACACAACGAAAGAAACAATGTTGTCAATTCTTCAGAGTTTGACCAAGGGTTTTTAGATAGAAAAAGAAAGGAACGCGACCGACTCTACACTGGTCAGCATACGACAGCAGAGAAGTTCGAGAGAAAGCAGGAGATATATAACAATATAATGCGCCTAGAGCGCGAGGGCTAAAATTATGAACGAAGCAAATGAAGTAGAAGTAGAGATAGAAGAAGACTCACTCAATAGCGCACTGGCAGACGCATGGGATGCCTCGGAGATAGATAATGGAGGAGAAGACGCAGCAGAAGTCCAAGAGCCAGTCAGCCTTGGAGCAGCAGATACAACAGGAGATACAGAACAAGCAAGTGACGAAAGCCCAATACGACAAAGCGAGGACGATTTTAGCCCAGTCAGTGCGCAGCCAGAAGAAGACTCAAAGCCTCCCGTAGGTCTATCACTTGAATCCAGAGAAGTCTGGAATGATGTCCCAGATGCAGTAAAAGCTGACATCGTCAAGCGTGAGCAGGACTACGAGAAAGGAATTGTCCAATATTCGCAGCAAGCTAAACGTGCTGAAGCAATGGATAAGTCTCTTCAGCCCTATCAGCAGTACTTTCAGATGAACGGGGGTGCTGGTCAGTCTATCCAAGGTTTATTGCAGACTGGATCAACGCTACAGATGGGTTCACCCATTCAAAAGGCACAAGTTGTAGCCTCTATCATCAAGCAGTTTGGTGTTGATATTAAGTCGCTAGACTCAATGCTTGTGGGTGAAGCGCCCTCTGCCGAATCCCAGCAGCAGAGTCAGATGGAACAGATGTTTAATGAACGCCTTGGGCCTATGCAGCAGCAGCTTCAAGGGTATCAGCAGCGAGAACAACAGGAGCGACAGCATGTTCAAGGACAAGTTGCCCAAGAAGTGAACAACTTTGGGTCAAGTAACGAGTTCTATAACGATGTTCGCGGTGATATGGCTGATTTACTGGATATGGCTGCTAACCGTGGCAGAGAGATGAGCATGGATGAGGCTTATAACCTTGCCTGCTCTAATCATCCGCAAATATCCAAGATTATGTCTGGAAGATCCTCACAGAAGTCAGTAAACCAGAAAAGGCAAGCTGCTAGCTCAATATCAGGGTCGCCTGGAGGGGGAATGCAGGGCCAAGCCGCTAATTCAGTGGCCTCTGCTCTAAATGATGCATGGGACTCTGCTGGACGCATGTAGTCTGAAAGCTGGACAAATGTAAAATTGAGTATAAACTACCCAATATTAAGGGTTATCAATCAAGCGATACCCTGATTTTGATACTAGAATTCTCAAGTTGAATCATTCACGCGATTCTCTTGTCAGCAGAAGCTATTCAAGCGGCGACTGAAGTGTAACTTAACTTTAACTGATAGGAGGATCGCCTGATGGCATTCCCAAATATTAGCGACATTCTCGCTACCACGATTGAATCGCGTACTCGGCAGATTGCTGACAACGTAACCAAAAACAACGCTATCTTGATGAAGCTGTCCTCTAAGGGCAAGATCAAGACATTCTCTGGCGGCTCTAAGATTATGCAGGAACTGAGCTTTGCTGAGAATACTAATGGCGGCTGGTACTCTGGCTATGACATCTTGCCTGTTGGCGTAAGTGATGTGATTAGTGCTGCTGAGTTCAACATCAAGCAGGCTGCTGTACCCGTAGTTATCTCTGGTCTGGAAATGCTCCAGAATGCTGGCCGTGAGAAGATGATTGATCTTCTTGATGCTCGCTTGTCTGTAGCTGAGTCTACACTGGCTAACCTGATCTCAGGTGGATTGTACTCTGACGGTACTGGTTCTGGCGGTAAAGAGATTGATGGCTTAAACGCTGCTATCCCTCTTGATCCTACTACTGGCACTTACGGTGGTATTGATCGTGCTACTTGGACTTTCTGGCGTAACCAGTTTGTCGATTCTGGCGCTGCTGATCCTACGACTGTTCAGGGCTTGTTCAACGACCTTTGGGTCAAGCAAGTTCGTGGTACTGATCGTCCTGACCTAATCATGGTCGATAACGTAGTGTGGTCTACTTATGTAGAGTCTCTGCAAGCACAACAACGCTTTATGTCACCTGAAGTCGGAAACCTTGGTTTCCCAACTATCAAGTACATGGATGCTGATGTGTGTCTGGATGGTGGTATCGGCGGGTATTGCCCTGCTGGAACAGCGTTCTTCTTGAACTGCGACTATATCCACTATCGTCCACATGCAAGCCGTAACATGGTTCCGTTGTCGCCTAACCGCCGCTACGCAACTAACCAAGATGCTGAAGTGCAGATCCTTGCATGGGCTGGCAACTTGACTTCCTCTGGTGCGCAATTCCAAGGTCGTCTTGATCTTAACGCTTAATAAGTAAGCCCAGCCTGCCTCCGCTCATAATTCGGGGGTGGGCTTTTAGGGTTTAACAGCCCTCTTTTTTAGGAGAATTAAAATGTCACAATTTCAAAGTAACGAAGTAATCGGTGGAGGCGGAGATTTTAATTCTGTCCACACCACAAAAGAACAGCGTCTTGGACAAATCGTTAGTGCTTATGACACAGACGATACTGACTACGGTGTTGGAGAGTTCATCTATTGTGAAGGTGTAGCAGCTACCGCTTTAGGCAGTGTTGTACTGGTCAATATGGGCGACTTTACCACTACTCTGGCAAGTGCAAATGCTGTCGGCGCATTAGTCGCTACGGCAATGGCTCCTGTTTTGGGCAGTCAGTATGGCTGGTATCAGATTGGCGGAAAAGCGGTAGCAAAAGTTCTCGCCTCTTTTGCATCTGGCAAATTATGCTATCTGACCTCTACAGCAGGATCAATTGATGATGCCGTAGTAGTTGGTGACATCATTGCAGGAACAATCTCAGTAGGCGCTATTGCGACTCCTGCGGCTGGACTTGCTTTGGTAGCATTGAATCGTCCGTCTTGCAATAATGCGTCTAACTAGAGTTAGTTGATTATTGTCTAATGTCTGCATTACTTAATGCAAACCCAAAGAGTGGTGGCGCTGTCCCTTATGTGGACGGCGCTCTTGCTCCTTCTCATTTCCAGAATGGTCTTCCTTTCGATGCAGGCCAAGTTTTGGCAGTTGATATAGATGGCACTATAGATCATTACCATCAAGGTTTAGGCTATACATCCACTGGTAGACTTGCGATTACATTAACAGGTGCACCAGCACGATTTGGAAATGGCGCAGCACCTTTAAATGCAACGGGCCATCTTGTCTTTGTTGTTGGCGCTAATACGCACCATGAGAATGGAATTGGGTATACATCGAATTCTAGCGTTGGCGGGACTTTAACACCGCCATAATAGTAGTGTTTGGCTACATAGATAGCCCAGCCTACTTATCACTCATCCGCTTATGCGGTTGAAACATAACGCGCCATAGAGCGCACAACTAAAGAAGGGCTATATTATGAGTTTAATGGAAGCAGAACACGGCATTACTGATCTGGCGATGAATAACGGGCGTTACCACGGGGATGAAAACCTGCTGGTGAAGTTCTTTAACAACCCTCGTATCAATAGTGCAAAAACCAAAGAGGCTGGAAGGCCAATTTACAAAGAAGTTGCTTATGTTCAGATCATGCAGCCTGGAAACAAAGATTCAATTGTAATCCGCCCTGCTACTGAGATGGATAAGGCTAGATTTGCAGAGCATTTCCGCAAGTTTGAAGCTCGCGAAGACCAAGAGAAGGTTGAAGGTACTCTGCTTGAAGAATGGGCAGGCATTACTCGCAGTCAATGTGAGGAATTGAAGTACCTGAACATCAAGACAGTTGAGCAGCTTGCTTCAGTGAGTGATTCCAACGGTCAGGGCATCATGGGTATTGGCTTTCTAAAGGAAAAAGCTAATAAGTACATTGATGACAGTGCTGGTGAAGCGACTAAAGAAGCATTGGCTGATCTTCAGGCCAAGTATGAGTCTTTGATGGCCCAGATGGGTGAAAGTCCTGCAGAGGAGGCTACGAAGACTAAACGTACTCGTCGTACTAAAGCTGAACTTGAAGCTGTAAAGTCGGAAGAGGCTGTAACGGAGTAAAATATGGCACGATACCTGTCAGTCAACGATATAATCAACAGAGTTGCCCTTGAGGTAGGTCTGTCGACTTCTTCCAGCCCTGTCACCGATACGGATGAAGCATTTATTCAGTTGGTGGGGCTACTCAATTCGTCTGGTCAAGAGCTATGCGAACTGAATGACTGGCAGGTTCTTACTCAGACCTACACAATAGATACGAGTATTGACGGCGTAAGCGGTACATATGCCTTACCCGATGACTTTAATTACATGATTGACCAGACAGGCTGGGATAGAGGAAACAGAGTTGCTGTTGGTGGCCCTTTATCCCCTCAAGACTGGACGTATCTTGCAGGTAGAGACTTAGTTAGTCAGACTATTTACGCCTCTTTTAGAATCATGGATGGCAAGGTCGATATATTTCCACAACCCGCTCCTGCTAATCTAGAACTTACCTTTGAGTACATGAGTCGGAACTGGCTAACAGAGCAGGGTCAGACTACACCAAACCGAGACACGATAGGTGCAGGCAGTGATACCTGCGCCCTAGATCCCTTATTAAGCATTAAATTCCTTAAACTCAAGTTCCTTCAAGCTAAAGGCTTTGATTATTCAGCCGCTGCTATGGAGTTTGATACTTTACTGCAAAGTAGAATTGGAAAATCAACAGGAGCGCCTATCCTAAGCGCCTCCAGAAGTTCAAGAGCATTCCCTTATATCTCTCCTTACGGTAACACTGGGGACACAGGATACGGTGGAGCATGACTGAAGAGGAGTTCGCACAACTCTCAACTGAAGAGAAGCAGGCTCTAATGCGGCAGATGTCCCAAGTTAAGGAGATGCGTGTTGATTACGGCTCTATGGAGAATCCGTATGGGCAAGCACCTCAACAACAAAGAGTAAATGCTCCAAAGCGGCAAAGGAGAGAAGACCCCCAAATGCCACAACAACAGCAACAAGGTGGCGGAGGTGGTGGTGGAATTAACCCAAGTCAGTTTATGCGCCAAGGTGGATCATCTGCCGCTGCTGCTGGCTCTGCTGGAGGCCCATTAACAGCCGCCGAAACAGCAACTATGGCTCAAAGTGCCGCTCAAGCCGCACAAGTTCCTGCATCTCTTGCAAGTGGCGCTGCTGGTGGAGGCGCTGCTGCTACTGGTGGGGGCGCTGCTGTAGGTAGCGCTGCTGCTGGTGGTACTGCCGCTGCTGGTGGTGCTGCTGGAGGTGCTGCTATAGGAGGTAGTGCTGCTGGAGGTGCCGCTGCTGGAGGGGGAGCTGCCGCTGGAGGAGGAGCATTGGCTGCTGCTGGGCCTTGGGCTGCACTGGCCGCTGCAGTTGTACTCAAGGAAAGACAAGCTAGAGACAAGGGAAGAAGAGCCGAAGATGACGGCGAATATGCTATTGATCTACTAACTGGAGCAACAGCTGGTCAAGATATAAATAAGATTGGAGATAAAATTGGAGGGCCAGTTGGAAGCCTAGTATCTGAGTCTGGTCGGTATCTTGAGAAGATGGCTAAACCGTGGGAATGGTTCTGATATGTCATATACCCGCCAGAAGACATTAGGTAGGTACGGTAGACAGCTAAGTCAGCCAACTGTACAGCCCTATACATTTCCTGCCAGTGTTGGCGGGATTAACTCTGTTGACTCATTAATGATGATGCCTCCAGAGGACTGTATCTACTCTTACAACCTAATGCCGTCTGAATATGGCATGAGATTGAGGAAGGGATACAGAGAGTGGGCCACAGGGTGCGTAGAAACGCCTCCAAGAGCCGCAAGCTCAGACGTACACACAATCATACCTTTTGAATCAAACATCCAAGACGATGCTAATAACCGCCTGTTCGCTGTTACTGCTGAGGGTATCTGGAACACAACATTATTTAACACGATTGAGCCTGTTCAAGAAGTCGTCTTCTCTCAGACTGACAGCCCCGCTGGGTATGGTGTATGGACTGAATTTACAGGAGATGCAGCAGGAGCTGGCCTGCGCGGTCACTACTTGCTCTATGCTGATGGTCTAAACGGTTTGTGGCAGTATGAAGAGGCGACAAGCCTATGGTCACGACCTCCTTCTGGAACCGCAGCGACAGACTGGCACTATGATCTTGCTGGCGTGACTACCGCTTTCCCTGTCGATGATATTGCCTTTGTAATGGTCTTTAAGCAGCGTATCTGGGTGATTCTTGAAGATGAAGATGACGCTTGGTATTTGCCTATTGCCTCTATTACTGGAGAGCTAAAGAAGTTTGTCTTTGGATCCAAGATGCCTCATGGCGGTACATTAGTAGGATTATGGAATTGGACGGTAGATGGCGGCGATGGTGTAGACGATATGCTGGTCGCAGTTGGTCAAGGCGGCGATGTCATTGTCTATCAAGGTGAAGACCCAGAGATTACCCCTAATGGGAGCAATCTAGGCCCGTGGTCTACTCGCGGAACATGGTTTATCGGTGAAGTTCCCAAATCTAGGCGCATTGTTACTGATTACGGCCCTGACCTGTATGTACTTTCTACCTTTGGGGTTACCTCACTTAACGATTTACTGCGTGGTAATCCAATATTTGGCCAAACACCTTCTCGCAAGATTAATAGATTCCTTCGCGCCGATGTTGAAACAGGTAAAAGTTCCCCCGCGTGGCAGCTAACAGTTCATCCAGGCGATGGATTCCTCCAGATTGTAACGCCAAAGCCAGCACAAACGCCTTATCTCCAGTACACACAGAATCTTCAAACAGCAGCATGGGGATTTTGGGAAGGCGTGCCAATATTTGGCGCTGACTCATGGGTTGGTGATTACTTTATGGCGGGGCCAGACGGTGTTGTTTACATCAATGACGGGGTATTGGATGGAACCGAGATCAATAAAGACAATCACTGGACAGATGTTAACCCTGTTGTGGGGGTTGGCTGGACTTCGACAGTCTCACTTGAGTATGATTGTGATGGAACACAAGTTGCTGAAACTAAGTACACGACAGATGCTTTATTCCCGCTAGTTATTGGCGAGACTTACACTGTATCTTACCGTGTAAAAGACAGTATTCTTGGTAGTCATAAGATGCAGGCTGGAACAACTGATATAACAGTTAGCTCAACAGGTTCAAGCTCCTATACGGAGACATTTGTCGCTGTAGCGGCTGAAACCACACTTTCACTGGTTGGAGATGTAGATTTTGTAGGCACATTCTACAGTGTCTCAGTAAGGCTTGAGAGGGGCACAGGCTCTGCTATAGGGTTTAGATCATTAACGTCCTTTCAGGCACCCGCAGGACACTCTAACTTCAATCGTGTGGGCTTTGTGCGAACGATAGGTATACTCGCTGGCGATATATCACTCAGTGTAAGAGCTATATACGACTATTCTATTGAAGAAACTGTCACACCTCCTGTTGTTGTATCAGTGACAGGGGACGATGGATGGGATTCAGCAGTCTGGAATACAAGTCTGTGGGACTCTAGTGCGGAAGGTGAGTCATTTCCTGCTGGAACACTAGGTATGGGAAGAACTTTTGCTGTAGCGATGAATGGCAACGCCAATACCCGCATTAATATTGTGGGCTGGGACTGCTTATTCCAGACGGGAGGTTATCTATGATCCAGTTTAAATCTCTTACTGAACAACATGAGTGGGAATGGGTTAAGGGGAAGACAAGTGTCATACAGTGCGAAGATAGTATTGGTATTGTTGCCTTTGACGAACGTGGCGTCCAAGCAGTTTGTATTGCTGACAGCTTTACTGTCGATGCTTGCTGCGTACACTTTTCTATTACTAATCCTTTTGTTATTCGCGCTGGCTTTTTCCATGAAGTTGCTCGCCACTTATTTATCATATGTGGCCGAAATCGTATCTTTGGCGTGGTGCCAGCTAACAACAAGAAAGCTCTCAAACTCGACATCCACATGGGATTCAAAGAAGTTGCCAGAATACCCAACGCATTCAAGACAGGGGTAGACTCCGTGGTACTTGTCATGGAGAAAGAAACTAGCCGATGGCTGACCCCAGAACAACAACAGGAAGCAGCATAATGGGAAACATGACCGAAGAAGACATCCAGCAAGCAGGCCGTGAATATTATGGTGCTGGGGGCGCGGGTGAAGGTCAATTTTATCAAGACCAACCAGCCTCTAAAGCCTATCAAGCCTCGATTGCTGCGGGTAGATCTGAGGCAGAAGCGCGTCAGGCCGCTGCGTTTGCTAAGGCAGATGCTAACAAACAGTACACGGATACCAATGGTAATTACCAATACGGTAAGCGACCTGAAAACTGGTATTACGATAATACTAATGAAATGATGCAGGAGGGTATCAATCCCTACGTACCTAGTGGAGATCTTGGTGGATTAAGTCTGGGAGGTGCACCAGACGGTGATTTTAGCGCATTTATACCCCTTGCTGAGGATGATAATGATGGGTTGTCGCTAGGAGGGCCACCAAGTGCATCAAGTGATCCACTTACTCCAGATTCAGGTAACAACCAACCCCAGTCATCATCAGGTGTAAATATTAGACCGTGGCATGGTACGTTAGGGCAGAAAGATACCTCTTGGGACTGGGATGCTTTTGCACCTAAGCCTCAAGGAGCTAATGCGTGGGGTGGATACGATCAAGACTATCAAGCCTTTGAGAGATACCAACCTGGAATGGATTCTCCGTGGGGAATGCCTAATGTTGAAGGTGGGAATGAAGAGTTCTATCAGCAGCAGTTTGTAAATCAACTACGTGATGAGCAAGGCTATCAAAGCCGCGAGAGGGCAGCACAAGATCGCCGTCAAGATGCTATAGATAACCCCTTTGAGGCTACACCTACCGACTGGTCGTGGGCTAATAACGGTACAGGTCTTGGAGAAACTGTAATAAGCAGTGGAACACCTGAAGATAATCGTGTTTGGGGTCTTAATGAAGGCTTCGATACAGATATGACTAATGCTGATGTACTAAGAAAAGCTAGTATGTGGGAGCAGTGGAGTGGTGATGATAAGAAAAGATTTAACAATTGGCTAACACCAGTTGAAAGGGAAGATGGAACAGAAGATAGTTTATTTACAGACACTAACTGGGCTAATGCTGGCGATCCACAAAAGCTCATCAATAAGTTAGGTGCTGGCGACGATCCAATAACAGGGGCCAATAGAAATTGGCTTACTAAAGTATTTAGCGGCATGTACGGCAAGCAGGGCAATTTAGCCCCCTCTGTGCCAGTAGGATATGCAGAAACCCTAGCATCATATGCAGAAGCAGGAGAAGGATAATGGGTGGCAAGAGTCAACCAGATTTCGGAGATGTAGCGGCACAGCAAGGCATCGAAAACGCTGGAGTCGTTCGTGACCAGCTATATGCAAACCGTCCCGATCAGTACACCCCTTGGGGATACTCATCTTGGCAGCAGGATGAGGCTACAGACCAAAACGGAAACCCCATAACCAATTGGACTCAAACTCAAGGGTTAACCCCTGAGCTACAGGACATACTAACCAAACAGGTAGCCATTCAAGGCGGTCGCAGTGATATTGCTGGGATGCTTACAGGGCGCATGGGTAGTGAGTTTGGTCAGACTATGGACTGGCGTGGACTAAACCCGATGGGTCAGGTTCCTACGGCCCAGTACACCTTACCTGAAGGCGGTATTGATGACCCCTATAGTACTCGCCAACGTGCTGAAGATTCTGTGTATAACCAAGCACAGTCTCGTATTGCTCCACAGCAAGAAACACAAAGACAGGGTCTTGAGATAAAGATGCGTAACCAAGGTCTACGACCTGAAGATGCAGCATGGCAGTCTCAAATGGAAAGCCAAGGCAATCAATTCAACGATCAGAACAACCAAGCACTATGGAGTGCTAATCAGGCTG